GTCAAATGGCACAGCGTGATATCGTTGAGCAACTTGTTCAAAACGAAAATGGTGCATGGGTTCACAAGTCTGGTTCTTCTATTCAAGAATTTATTGACTCTTACTCAAAAAGTGAAGATAATTCATTTCTGTTCCGTGTTAAAGCCAATAGTGGCGCTGGAACTTTAACTCCCTCTGCTCCTTCTCAAACAGATGTTACTAAAAGTCTTTCTGAGATGACTTCAGAGGAAGTACTAGCAATGGCTGCTAAAGGCCAACTAGGACAATTCAATTATTAAATTATAATAGTTATATATAAGGAATTACAATCATGGCTATTACAAACACAGATTTTCAGAACGTAGCACTAGCTATTTCTGCGTATGCTGATGAAGCGTACACAACAGCTAAAAAGCTAAACTCAACAGATATTGTTGGTGGCTCAGCTGATATCCGTACTGACGGTGAGTCATTCATCGGTCAGATGCGTTGGTACAAACCATTGAACCCAACCATCAACGTGCCTTCTCTTTCAAGTGCAACTGATGGTACATATACAGACATCTCAACAGAGATTTCTAACTATGTTAAGTCAATGCGTACATTCGGCGCACAGCAAGTTAACCTACAAGAAGTAATTTCACGCCAAGACGGTCTTTCAAAGATTGCTCGTGACTTTGCACAAGTACGTGGTGATGACGAAGGTAATGCACTTATGGAAGTCCTAAAGGGTGTTGCAGCTTCTGAAACAGCGCTAGGCGATGCAGGTGGTACTGGTAACGGTGGTATCGTTGACTTTGATACAGATGCAGACGCAGCAAACACAGGTTTCTTTGTTGACATTAATGCTGGTGGTGTATTTGGTACTGCAGCTACTTCTTCTTCAGATGAGCGTAAACTGTTTGACTCAACAGCAACAGGCGCTGCTCGTGGTGAGCGTCTATTTAAAGCTATTGGTATGGCATACAAGGATATGGAACCAGATTTCATGTATCTAGTAACTTCACCAGAAACAATGGCTGAAATGCGTGCTGCTAACGTTGTTGATGAAACAATCATCACAGACGGCAACCTACAGTTCAACACATTGTTTGGCGGTAAATTCCGTCTAGTAATGACTCGTGCAAGCCAACGTGCAACAACTTCTGCAGGTGACGTAAACGCCCAATCAACCAAGTGCTCATTCGTAATTAAGCCACAATCTGTAGCTTTCGCACCTATCGCAGCACCTACACCAGTAGAAGTAGAGCGTGATGCAGCGTCTTACACAGGTGGTGGTTCTACAAACGTATGGTATCGTTACGGTTTCGTAATGCACCCACAAGGCTATGACTGGGCTGGTGCAACTAACGCATTTGCAACTAACACAACTCTTGGTGCAGCTGCTTCATGGACACGTAAGATGGACGCACTAAACCTAGGCATCTTGCCTATCTTCCACTCATAAGAAATAGGAGGAGCTAATGGCTTTAGTTCTAAACACAAATAGCTATGTAACTATAGCCGATGCTGATACTTATTTTGAAACTCGCATTGACTCAGCTGAATGGGAAACTGCGGATGACGAAACTAAAGAACAGGCTCTAGTAACCGCTACACAACTAATTGATGAACGTCATTGGATTGGTGCTGCTGTTAGCTCTTCTCAGGCTCTAGCGTGGCCTCGTAAAAATGCAATTTACTACGATCCCCGAATGGGTCAACAGATCACAGTTGCAAATGACGAGGTTCCGTCCCAAATTAAAATTGCAGTGTATGAACAAGCACTACACTTAGTTCAGAATGAAGATTTGATCGCTCAGAAAACTCAAACTTTTGAAAGTATTTCTGTTGGTAGTATTAGCTTGTCAGATAGCAATAATGATGTAACAAAAACCTCTATTACACCTTCTATAATTATAAGACCATTAAGACCTTTAATTAGGCGTGATGGTATTGGAATGGGTGGTACATGGTGGAGGGCTAATTAATGTCATTATCTGCAAAAGTAAGTGCAGCTGTTAATAAAGCATTTGCGGCTGCAGGTGATTTAGTTCAAACAGCAACACTATCAAGTAAAAATGTTTCTGGTTATGATTTTGCTTCAAGATCAACAGTGAGCACAGCCTCTACTGTTACTGTAGAAGTTATTATTCAAACTGCTCAAAAGGCCTCTGGCGAAGGTTTTATTACCACAGCCATTATGAAGTCTGGAGTAGACTTATCTGTTTATGATACTCTTACTGTAGGCTCTAAATCTTACAGCATCGTTGACTATAGTGATAATAACTTTGTAATTGAAGCACAGTTAAGTCGAGAGGTTAAATAATGTTTGATAATGTATTAGACGATATTGAGGCAGTATTTGCTGCTACTTCTTGGACTAGCAACAATATAGACATTTATCCTGATAACTATCAAGGTACAATTTCTGATGTAACAGAATTTTGTAGACTTAATGTTATGCCCTCGAATAGCGAAACTCTTGCTTATGGGGGTAAAAAAGAGTTATCAGGAATGGTAGCTGTTAAAATTTTTGTGTCTGCTGGCGAAGGCCAGTCTAGGATTATGGAAATTTCAGATATCCTTGATAATGTATTGCAATATAAAAAATTAAACAATGGGACAGAGCTAAACACATCTTATTTAAATGTGGAAGGGTTAGACCCATCTAATAAGGCGCTTTATAGTGCCAGCTATATCATACCATTTAAAATATATGGAGAATAATAAATGGCTCATAGTTCATCACTAGGTGCAGGTATTTATTCATACCTAGACATCTACAGCGGCAGCACAACACCTGCTTCTGAAACAGCCTCTGGCTATGCGGCATTGTTTGCTTCTGCTAACTCTGCTGACATTTCTCGTATGCCTTCTGTTCGTGAATTTCCCTCAATTGGTACTCCTGCTAACATCGTTAACGTTCCTGTTTTTGGACAGGCAACTTCTTCTCAGGTTCAAGGTCAAGCTGACGCACCTTCACTAGAGATTACAGTTAACTATGTTGCAGACGACATGGTGGATTTCCATAACTTGGTAGGCACAGAATCTTATTTCCGCTTCCTAATGTCAAACGAAGCAATTGATTTGGCAACATCACTAGGCGCAACAATTGCTGCTGACAATACAGAATTTTACTTTAAAGGTAAAATCGAAGCGATCTTAGTTAACCCACAGTTGACAGACGCTACAACAGCAACAGTTACACTATCTGCTCAGTCTGACTTCTTCGGACCAGCAACAGTGGCAGCTTCCTAATAGC